ATTTTTTATTGTATCGTGTAAGTGTTGTTCTATTTGTTCTCTTATATATTTATCTCTTTCATCAAAAGGCTCATCTAAATATTTTTTGTATTCATGTTGAAAAACTTTTGCATAATCTTTTTCTTTTATCTCTTCCCTCTCAGCTCCATGAAAAATATATTTCCCGGTTATTATTTGTGCCACATTACTTGCAACACTACCGAAACCCACAAGATATTTTTTCTTGTCCTTTCTTCTTTGAGCTTGTGTTCGTACAAAATAATTTACGATCCACATTGATATAGATTGTTGAAGCTGAGAGTATGAGAAATGATTTAAGCCTTCGCCACCTGATAAAGACTTAACCAAGTCTGCTAGTTGTTTATCCTTTTTAAGTATCATAGTTGTTTTCTTTTTTATATAGATTTTTTACCATATTGTCTACTGTTATTTTCTATTGATATATATATCCAATATGGTAATACTGTGGCAAGAAGAATGACTATCTTGACAATAGTCAAGCAACAGGAAGGAATTATGACATTAAAAGAGTGGATAAAACAGAATGGTTTAAGCTACAATAAAGCTGCAACCAAGATAGGAATTAAGAATAAAAATCCTGCAACTAATTTACAAAGATACAGCACAGGTCAAAGAATACCACATAAAAAAGTTATGGAAAAAATTTATTTTGCTACAAACAAAAAGGTACAACCAAACGATTTCTATGACTTCATCAAATAAAAAAAAATTTAAATACAAAAGAGTAAAACTATATTGGTTGGATATTGTATCGAACTCGGAGTGGATGAGTTTAGATAAAGCAAAAGATCAAGTATATTCTTTTTGTGAAGACACAGGTTACTTATTATACAAGGACCAAAAGAAACTTATCATCTTTGCATCACATAGTTTTGAAGATGATGGTTCACTTACAGTTGGCAACATAACAGTATACCCAAGATCAGTTGTTAAAAAGATTGAGGTATTGAAATGACTTATGAAGGTATGCTTGATGAGGTTGAAGCTCTTGATAAAGTAAAGAAACTCAAACAAGAATTAAAAAAACTTAAAAGTGATAAAGCAAGGGGGGATGCTGACTTAGAAAAAACAATAGATATATTACAAACAGATAATACTATTAAAGACTATGAAATAACACAACTAAAGGAAACAATAGATATGCTAAAAAAACAAAAAAAGATGCTGCAAGATTCGATAAGAAAGCACATGCTTGAAGTTCATTGGAAAGTATGAACAAAAAAATAATACTTGATTTGTGTGGTGGTACCGGGTCATGGTCTAAACCTTACAAAGATAATGGTTATAATGTAGAGTTGGTAACAATACCAGAAAAAGATGTACTTACATACAAACCTCCAAAAAATGTTTATGGAATTTTGGCTGCACCTCCTTGCAATCAATTTAGTTTTGCTAAATCTACTGGTAAACCAAGAGATTTAAAAAAAGGTATGGAAGTTGTTTTTGCTTGTCTTAAAATAATAGCAATTTGTCAATATAAATTAAAAACTCCATACGCACATAAAACAAATTTAAAATTTTGGTGTTTAGAAAATCCTAATGGTTTACTTAAAATGTTTTTAGGAAAACCTGCATATCAATTTGATCCATGGGAATTTGGACATAACTACACAAAAAAAACTTATTTATGGGGTTGGTTTAATGAACCAATAAAAACAGTTTTTAATAAGGATTCTGTTATGACAGATGAAGATAAAAAAAGGTGTAAAATTAATAACAGAATTTTACCAGATTATATAAGAAAACTATCAAGCACAAGTGGTAAGAGAGCTATAACACCAGCTAAATTTGCTCAAGCATTTTTTGAGGCTAATAAATAATGGCTAGATGGACCTACGCTTTTAGCAATGGTAGTTATAACGATTGGCATAGGCAATACAAAGGATTAGCCGGTATAGATATAGATTTTATAGAGGTTTGTCCTCTATGCTATGAACCATTGGCTGTAAAAGAGACTTGCTATGATAAGCAGCAGGTTTTTAAGGCTACAACTGTTACAAAGAGGGTCGCAAAGGCTCTTAGAGTACCCGGATTTTTAGTTTTCTATAAGCCTATGGGTAATGACATGCGATTTAGGATAAAACGCATTACAGAGCCTGTGAGTGAGATATATGACATGACTTCAGACGAATGGTTAGCCTATCTATATGATCTACACAAGGAACATAGGAGGTGTTGCAAAAATGCAACAGAAGTATGAGCCACACATAAGGGTAAAGTTTTCTTTGTTTAATGATCCGCAGTTTAGAATTATTCCAAACAAGCAGAAAGCACACGCACTAATGGTATTTATTTGTTTACTAAAGTACGCAAACTCAAAAACTCTGGAGTGTTACCCACGCAAAGCCACTATCTCTGAGATGATTGGTTTATCAAGGTCCACTATCTATCGTTGCACAAACTTGTTAGAAAAGGCGGGTATTATACATAAAAAGAGGTTAAAATCTACAAATTTATACACAATAAACCCTAAGTATATTGTAGGTTATAAGCCAGAGGGATCACACAGACACTATGATAGGTCTCACAGACACATACCTGTCTCTGATAGATCAGTATTAGTAGAACTACCATATAAACTAACAGAGTTATCTAACTTTATAAAAGGTCTTGCAGAGAGTGGTAGCGATAAAGAAACAATCTTAAAAAAGATAGCTTATAAATTTAACAAAGAACAATTACAAGAATTTATAAATAAGAATGATAACCCTTGGCTAGCTAAAAAAGCTCTTGAAATAAAAGAAGATAGTAACAAGAATTATGTCCCAAAAAGTATTATATTGAAAGAGGTAGATAATCTTCGGAAGAAAACCAATTACTTTTATAAGAATAAGGTAGCAAAGAATAAGGAAAAATATGGCAGGATTTCAGCAACGAAAAGTTTTTTGTCAAAGCCTAACAAGAAGAAGTAAACGACCTTGTCAAGCTAAAGGTTATCTTACTGCCAATGGTAAATATTTATGTAGGTTTCATGGCGGTAATAATATAAAAGGATTCAATCAAAAGAACTATACAGATGACACAAGAATCAACCAACTCCAAGCACTCTATCAATTCAGAAATAAATCAAGAGAAGAAGTCTCAAAATACTATTTTGAAAAAATCAAACCCAGACTTGGAACTAATCAAAAATCAAGATACTATTATAAGCAATCTTATCGAAGGAAAAACCCTTACCGAAATAATACAGGACCACAAGTTAAACCCATCACAAACCAGCTTGATGAAGTTTTACTCCATCTTAAAGAAAAATCCAGAATTGAATAATAAAATTACTGAGGCTAGAAAAATTGGTATTCAAACATTAATTGATAAGTTGCTGCAAATCTTTCAGTATCAAGAAGTAGAGAACCCAAATCAAATACTATGGATCAGAGAGAAAACAAAATTTATAACTTACTTAGCCGGGAAATTGACCGATCTTTACTCTGATAATAAGCCGATAAAACAGAATATAGATCAGAAAATTTCTGTATCTTGGCAAGAGACACCTGATCTTGTTGACTTAAACGCTGAAGAAATTGTTGATACAAAAGACCCCTTGCAAGAATAAAATTACAAAGGGTCTCAAGTTTTAGTTTATTCACAGTTGTTTTTATTTATTTCTTTTGTCCAGTTTTTATCTTTATCAACAAACCAAACATAAGATTTTGTTATTATTTTTGAATTGTCATAACCTGCCTTGTCTTCAACAATACATTTCTTGCCAACTAATACTTGTTTACTAGCACAACCAGTAAACAAAATTAGAATAACAAATAGTATTATTATAGACCATAGCTTAGTTATTATTCTATTTTCTTTTGTCATTGTTACTCCTTTCTTGTTTATTAAGCCGGTTCATATCTACTTACAGTTGGGTCATAATAAGGATTTTTTACTTTAACCTTTTTTATATAAGTATATTTACCAACTAATTTATCTATTTTAGTTTCATTTTTATTATATTTATCTAAAGCAGCAGAATAAATATCTTCAGCTTTTTGTTTTTCTATTTCAAGTTTTTGAGATTGTTTTTTTAACCTCTCTAACTCTATCTTATCTTTTTTTAACCAATTCTTTTTTGTTTTTTCGATCTCTTCAGTTAAAAATTCATCTGTTATATTTGGTCGATGTATTAACATTATTGTTTCCTTTCTTGTTTGTTATTTGGCAGAGCATCAAATACAGCATATACACCGCCAAAGGTTATTAATATTCCTATCTGGAAGTCAAAATGTAAAGCAATTATAGGACCAAGAACGCTAAAAAATAACCCGGATAATAATTGTATCATTATAGCCAACTATGTTTAATTGCATATCCATCATCAT